CGCGATGAGCCCGCACGACGATAGCGACGATGCGCGGGGCGTGGGCGTGCAGGAATGTCTTCATCCGCGCGACCCTAGCGGGTGATCCAGGGCAGGGCTATCCGTATGTATAGTTAATTACCAAGATTTAATAGGTTAACAATCCTAGCGGCCAGATAGGCAGACCAGTGCAAGCAATCGTCCTCCTGACCTCACCGCCGCCATCTTCCTGGCGCCTGTACCGCCGGAAGTCCAAGACCAGCCGCGCACTGGTGAAGACCGATCTGTACAAGGCATGGGCGAACATACCGTTCTTCGTCGAGACGACGGACCTTGGTTTCCGCCGCATCGCCGTTCCGCCGCGCAACCCGATTGCGCATGACGTGGCGGTCTTCATCGAATGCCCACGGCAGAGAAAGACGGCCGACGCCGAGAACCGGATCAAGGCCATTGCCGACAAGCTCCAGACCCATGGCTGGCTCGTCAACGACAAGCTCATCGTGGATATCCGCATCAAGTGGTCCGACCTTCCGGCGTGCCGCGTGACCATTTCGGCGTCCGTATAAGAGGAGACACAGGCATGCAAACTAGCGTCGACTGCACCGGCCGTTCGATCCGTATTGGCATGATCGTGCAGCATCGCTTGGCCCCCAAGCCGAGCGGTGATTCGCATCACGCTTTCGCCGGAACCGCCAAGGTAACAGAGATTTTGCCAAGCGGTAACGTCATCGTTGAGAAGAAAAACCAGCACCAGATTCCCGTCTACTGCAACCGCAACGTAATGGTTGTTGCCGACGAAGATGGGCGGCCGGTCGAGCATCCAGAGCAGCAATGATGCGCCTCGACGATGCCGCCTATCTCGCCAAGTGGTCCGCCCTGGAGCGCCGTGCTGCCTATGCTCCGCATGGTCACAAACGGAAGCGCGAGCGCGAGCTGCGTGAGTTCGCCCACCGGCTGCTGAAGCAGGAGACGCGCAAGGGGAGGCGCAAGGCAGGATGAGCCGCACCATCCACCATCCCGAGGAGATTGTCCCGGTGCTGTCGTTCACTGCCGCTGCTGTGGCCCTTGTGAACGCCTTGGAGGCCGAGCGTCATCGCGTCAGCCCGCACGTCCGGGAGAAGCTGGACGCGGCTCAGGCGGCTGCGGAGAGCCTATGAACGACCTTCTCGACTTGCTGCATACGAAAGCTACTGAGCTGCCGGCAGTCAAGCCACCGAAGCTGAAGCGTCCTGCCGAGCCGCCGGTAGAGCCGGCGCTGATCGACCCAGACACAGTCAACCCGGCGAAGCTGCATAAGGTCGGACGATGCTGCCGCTGCCAACAGGTGCAGTGGAGCTTCGAGGATATTACCTGCAACCTCTGCTGCGAATGTGCCGCGCTCGAAGTTATTCGCGATCCCCGGAAGTCGTACCCGCCAGAAGTGTGGACGGCTGCCAAGAACATGGCCCGGCACAGCAACGCACAACAGATTGTCTGGCGGCTCGGGATCGAACTGGAAACGGCGATCAAGTTCCGATGGCGGATGTTGCGATACGACCCCGCCGACGACTCCCGCCGCTCTACAGAGCTGGCGTGGGCGGAGATGCGGAAGAACATCGAGGCCGGCAAATGACCCGCATCGCCACCCCATCCGACAATGCCCACCCGCTGATCCTGGAGTTGTACGCCCTGATCGTACAACTGGAAACCAACCCCGGTGCGCTGTCCGGCAAGGCTGGGCTCTGCCCTAACGCCGTCTGGCGCATCCTGAAGTGCAAGCGCAGCACGCGCATAGACATGATGGACAGGGTACTTGCACCGCTGGGCTACGAGCTGGTGATCCGGCCGAAGAGGGGCGAATGAGGATTTTCAATTTTCTGCATTGGGCAGAAAAAGCCCCGCCGGGCAAGGGCGGGGTCGTCTCAACGGAAAAGGATGATGAGATGCTTGAGAGTGTACAAAAAGTACTTGGGCCAAGCAAGAGCGAAACGCTCTTCACTGCTGACGGGTCTGATATGCGCCGCGCGAAGGCGTGGCTCGATGCGCAACTCAAGCGCATGGCGAAAACGGGGCGGTTTACCTTGGAGGAAATCACGATCACACCGGGCATGGCGGAGATTCTGTTGACGCTCAACGTCCGCAATCGCCGCATCCGCCGCGCGCGCGTAGCCAAGATCGTGAAGGCCTTACGCGAGGGGCGGTGGAAGTACACTGGGGACATCATCCGGGTCGCGTCGGACGGGACCTTGATCGACGGTCAGCATCGCCTTCTCGCGATCATCGAGGCCGGCAGGTCGGCAGTGTGCGACGTAAAATTCGGGCTCGACCCAGAGGTGTTCAAGGTTCTTGATACACAGGCAAGCCGGTCCGGTTGCGACACGTTCCACATCGACGGCATCGAAAACTCTGCTCTCGCCGCAGCCGTCTGCCGTTTGGTGATTCACTACGACGCAGGCATGCCGCGGGGAAGGCAGGCGATCGACAACGACGATCTGTTGCAGTTCGCCCGCGACAACCCTGATATCGCGGCAGCGTGCACGGCCGGCCAGACATTGGCCCAGAGGCATAATCTCAAATGCGCACCAACGCCCATCGCCACTGCGTATTTCCTCATCAACCGTTCCCGCGCCAATCGCGATCAGTCTGCTCGCTTCTTTGAGACGCTGAGGACCGGACTCAAAGTCGTGCGCCGCCGCGACCCGGCGAAGGTTCTCCGCGAATACATCATGAAGGATCGACGCGCCGGGGAGCAGTTTGCAAATGAGGCGCTGCTGGCAAACATCTTGATCGCCTGGGCGGCGTACAAGGCCGGAAAGGGTATCACCACAGTTGAGCCTGTCCCCGGCTCCGGTTTCCCGGAGGTCGCCTAACATGAAGACACCGCCACTTCGCTCATTTGATGTTGATGCAATCCACATCGGCGGGCGCATGCGTCACGCCCCGGCAGAGCGGGTGGCGGCGCTCGCCTCTTCCATCAAAGACATCGGGCTGATGACGCCGATCTCAGTTCGACTGATGAACAACGTAGAAATGGAAGATGGTGAGCTCGTCGATAACGTCCCCGTGCTGATTGCAGGCGCGACTAGGCTAGAGGCAATCAAGTCTCTTGGGTGGAAGTCGGTTGAATGTTTTCTGCTTCCAGCAGATGACATTGATGCCAAGCTCTGGGAGATCGACGAGAATCTAGCACGCTCCGAGCTGACGCCGGCCGAGATCGCCGACCACATGACGCGGCGGAAGAAGCTGTGGGCTGAGAAGCAGGCTCAGGTGGTGCAAGTTGCACCACCTACCAAGCCGCAACACCAGAAGAAGTTTGCAGCCGAAACGGCCGCGTCCACCGGCCGCGACAAGAGCACCATTACCCGTGCCGTTGCCCGCGGCGAGAACATCGCTCCCGACGTGCTCCAGGCCGTCAAAGGCACCGACTGGGATAAGGGCGTGCATCTGGACCGGCTCGCGAAGATGGAGCCCGAGGAGCAGCGGGAGGCCATCAGGAAGCCCGTCGCCCCGCCACCGTCAGCCCCACTCAATGACATGGAGATCAGCAATAAGGTCAGGAAGCGGCTCGCTGCTTCATGGGACAGCGCGCCTCCTCAAGATCGAGAGTGGTTTCGCGAGTGGATTGATACTCCTGCCGCGCGCTGGAAAGCTGCATGAGCCAGTGGTTTCGCATGTATGCCGAAGTGCTGGAAGACCCGAAGGTGCAGCGGCTTTCGGCTGAGATGTACCGCGCCTGGGTAAATCTGCTGTGCCTCGCCTGCCGCATGGGTGGCGGTCTACCCGGAATAACGGACATCGCATTCGCTCTTCGCATGCAAGAAAGCCGGGCAAAGGCAACGGTCGCCGGGCTCATCAATGCTGGCTTGCTGGAACAGGACGAAACAGGACTGCGCCCCCACAACTGGAACGGCCGGCAGTACAAGAGCGACGTTTCAACCGAGAGAGTGAAACGTTTCAGGGAACGGTCAGGAAACGTTTCACAGACCGTTTCCGAAACGCCCCCAGAAGCAGATACAGAAACAGAGTCAGAATCAGAGAAGAAGGAAGAGGGCTCACGCCCTGTGGATAACTCCCCTCTCGGCGCTTCGCGCCGCCTTGCTCGGCAAGCGAACGGAGCCCAGTACGCAGACCCAGCCATTCGCAAGCAGCGTTGGGAGCAGAAGGTCTCGACTTTTCTGATTGAAACCAAGGGGGCGGATGAAGCGATGCGGATCATTGACGCCTACGGCCACGGTGATAAATGGGCGAAGAAAGCCTTCAATGTGGCGGATGAACAGCGCAAGGCTACCAGCGCCCGCAACGGCGCCTCGGAGGGGTGAGATGGCAGGCTATCGAGACGTAATGCACCTATCGGACTGCGCCGTGCACAATGCGCCGGCTCTTCCTGTCGGGCCATGTGATTGCGGGGCTGCCGTGTTCGAGGCCCTGCTGGAACAGGCCGGCTACTGCATCGTGCCCATTTCCAGTGTCTCGAAGGAGGAGGGGGAAAATTGTGGCGACTGACCTTGTCGGCCAGCAATTTAACATGCTTACGGTGATCTCCCCCATCCGCAAGGATAATGGGCGGCGTGAGTGGTTGTGCGAGTGCAGATGCGGTTCGAAGACCACCGCCACGACTGGGAATCTCCGCGCCGGCAGTACGCAGAGCTGCGGATGCTTGCGGGCAGCGACGCAGGGAAAGACCCGCCTCACCCATGGCGAGGTTAGTGGCGGCCGGGCATCTAAGGAATATCGCGCTTGGGCTCATATTGTCGGCCGATGCACTAACCCAGGTGATGCCGGGTATCACAATTACGGAGGCCGCGGCATCCGGGTTTCGGATGAATGGAAGGCCAGCTTCGACAGGTTTTTGGCGGACATGGGCCGCGCGCCGTCTCCAGCGCACACAGTAGAGCGAATTAATAACGCTGGCGACTACTCAGGCGAAAACTGCCGCTGGGCGACAAGGGCGGAGCAGAGCCGCAACACGCGCCGCACGGTGATGGTTGGTGGCAAGTGCCTCAAGGATGCGTGCCTAGACAGCGGCTTGTCGTACACGGCGGTTCAGGCGCGACTCAGGCGCGGTCACGATCTAGAGGCGGCCTTGTCGTCACTGATTGGGCCTGCCTACCGCGCCATGATCGCCGCCCGGCCCAAGGAATGACCATGTCCTGGTACGTCGTCTACACGAACGCCAACCGCGAGCAATTCGCGCTAGAGCACCTGATCCGCCAGGGCTATGAAGTCTTCTGGCTGCACCACCGGAAGACCGTCAGGCACGCCAGGCAGGAGCGGCTGGTCACGCGCTCCCAGCTCCCCCGGTACATCTTCGCCGCCGTCCACCCCGGCCAGTCGATCTACGCCATCAACACGACCCCCGGAGTCTCGACGGTGCTGCACGGCCCTTCAGGGCCGCTGGCATTGAGCGCGGATGCCCTGGCCGACCTCAGGGGCAGGGGAGACGTCAACGGCCTGTGCGCCCTCCCCAGCCCGATTGAGCGGCAACGCTGGAAGCATGGGGCAACGGTCCGGGTCACGGCAGGGCCGTTTGCCGGGTTTCTGGCTCTAATTGGGGTTGACACCGGGGCGGCGGTCAAGATATGGATGGACTTGTTCGGCCGGCGGGTCGAAGCGTCATGCCTTCCCGGCGACCTGGAAGCCGCTTCACCCGAACTGCGGAGCCATCCCGAAACTCCGCTATCCCGCGCCGCAACATGACAGCCCGCTACCCCACGGTAGGCGGGCTTTTCGCTATTCGGAGCCGTCTATGAAACTCTTCAACATCCCAAGCATCCCGCGCCGTTGGCATCATTGGTTTGCTTGGCACCCCGTCGTGGCTGATGGCGAGCTGATTTGGCTGGAGCCGGTAGAGCGGCTGTGGCCGGATGAGTTCCGGCTTAGTGGTTGCAAATTTTTCCTATATCGCAAGTCATTGAAGGCTAAGGCTTAAGGCATGACAGCCCGCCAGCATTCCGCTCGCGGGCTTTTCCGTTTGGAGGTTTCATGGACTACGCTAAGTCGTACAACGTGGTGGCAGAAACCGAGCAGCCGACGCCTCGTATCGTGGATGACCTTTCGATGGCTTGTGGAACAGCTCAGGAAGCTCACGACCGGCTGCGCGCACTGTTGAGGCGCCTGCGCGGCGTGAAGCCGGAACCGGTGATGGCGGGCCAGGGCGGTTCGGCTGGTGAATCGGCTTCGGCCATGACGCCGAGCCTGATGGCCCGTGCCGATACGGTCAGGACTAAGCTCACTGAGATCAGTGGTGTTCTGGATGAGATCGAAAAGCTGGTCTGACGACATGGGCCGCTGGTCCGACGACGGAGGCCCTACGCCGTGAGCGAGAAGAGCGTCAAGCAGCAGATCATGGAAACGCGCGATAGCCTGCTCCGCGAGATTGAGCGGCTGCGGAATAAGGTGCAGGGCCTTGAAATGGCAATGAAGCTGCTTGATGACGAACCCAGCGTCAGTGGCGGAAACATTCAAGCACACGAAGGTCCCTTGTATCGCGTTCGCAGCCGCGCTGGGGCACAGTGGGGACAGTCATGACCCCTGCCCGCCGCAAGCAGCTCGCCGTCTACATCCGCCAGGAACGGGCATGGATGAAGAGCAAGGCCAAGCCAAAGCGCAAGGGCGGGAAGCGGTGCTGATCCACAGTAGGGCGATGTAGATGGCGAAGGGCAAAAAGACCGGTGGCCGTGTGAAAGGCACGCCCAACCGCCTCACAGCCTCGCTCAAGGACATGATCCTCTCCGCCTTGGATGACGTAGGCGGGCGGGACTACCTCGCCAGACAGGCAGCGGAGAGCCCCACGGCGTTCCTGGCCCTGGTCGGCAAGGTGCTGCCTTTGCAGGTGACGGGCGACAAGGACAACCCGCTGGCCTTGAGCGTTATCGAGCGCCGCGTTGTCTACCCTCGAAATCCCGACGCCTAGCGTCTTCCTGCCGCTCCTTGAGCCCAGCCGCTACAAGGGCGCGTACGGAGGCCGCGGGTCTGGCAAGTCACATTTCTTCGCCGAGCTGGGGGTAGAGCGCTGCCTGATGCGCAACGGCTCGCGTGGGGTTTGTATTCGTGAGGTCCAGAAGACGCTGAAGGAATCGGCCAAGCGGCTGATCGAGGACAAGATCGGCGCTCTCAAGGTCGGCGAGCAATTCAACATCCTGAATACGGAGATCGGCACGCCAGGCGGAGGCGTTATCCTGTTCCAGGGCATGCAGGACCATACTGCGGAGTCGATCAAGAGCTTGGAAGGATTCGATTGGGCATGGGTGGAAGAGGCCCAGACGCTCAGCGCTAGGTCCCTTGAGATGCTGCGCCCGACCATCCGGGCTGACGGGTCGGAACTGTGGTTCTCCTGGAACCCCCGCTCAGCAACCGATCCGGTTGACCAGCTCTTGCGCGGGCCTAACCCTCCTGCCGACGCGGCAGTGGTTAGGGTGAACTACAGCGACAACCCATTCTTTCCCAAGGAACTGGCTGCCGAGAGGGAACATGACCGGCTCAACAACCCTGGGCGCTACGGGCATATCTGGCTCGGGGAATACGAGCCGATGGCTATCGGAGCCATTTGGGACCGGGACAACTTCCGCCGCAACCGCCGGCAGGAAGCCCCGGAGCTGGAGCGGGTGCTTGTCGCGGTCGACCCTGCGGTGTCGAGCGAGCCCGGATCGAATGAGCACGGGATCATCTGCGCAGGGCAGGGGACTGACAAGCGCGGGTATGTCCTGGCGGATGCGACGATCAAGGGTAAGCCACAGGAATGGGCGCAGCGGGCTCTAGCGACACATGACCTGTACGAGGCGGATGGCATCGTGGTTGAGGTCAACCAAGGCGGCGACATGGTGAAGCACACCCTGCAAAGCATCAGGCCCAACGTGCGGATTATCGAGGTCCGGGCCAGTCGTGGAAAGCACGTCCGGGCCGAGCCGATTTCAGCCCTGTACAGCGCGGACCGGGTTTCGCATGTCGGGACGTTCATCGAACTGGAGAACCAGATGTGCCAGATGACGGCGGCGGGTTTCGAGGGCGATGGCAGCCCTGACCGTGTCGACGCGCTGGTGTGGGCGTTCACCGAGCTGTTTCCGAGCATGATCCGCAAGGCCGCCAGGGTGACGGTAGAGCGGCCGGTGGTTGCTGGAGGGTGGCTGGGATGAAGCGCAAGACGACCTTCGGCGTTGCCAACGGGCAGAAGGATGGCGTGTGGAGCGTGTGGCTTGCTCGCTTTGTCGAGGGGCGCCGGGAGCGGGTCACAGTGATGACGCCACAAGAAGCACATGCCCTAGCTGCTGAGCTTCAGAGCGCGGCTCATCGTGCAGAACACGCTGAGGCGCAAGGCCCTCACTTCAAGATGGTTGTAGCCGGTGGCTAAGGGCAGCTCCTACTCCTCCAAGTCCGACGATGAAATCCTGGAAGAAGCCAAGGAAGCCTTTACCCGTTGTCAGGACTGGCATTCGGAGAACTACAAGGAGGCGCAGGACGATATTCGGTTCGCGCGCCTTGCTGAGCAGTGGCCTGAGGCGATCAAGAAGCAGCGCGAGCGTGAGGCCCGGCCCTGTCTGACGATCAATAAACTCCCGTCATTCATCCGCCAGGTGGTCAACGACGCCCGGCAGAACAAGCCGCAGATCAAGGTTCGTCCGGTCGACAGCGGGTCTGATCCCGAGACGGCGGAGATTTTCAACGGGCTCATCCGCAACATCGAGCAGTCCAGCAATGCCGACGTGTCCTATGACACGGCTGCCGACTTCGCGGTGTCAGGCGGTATTGGGTACATCCGGGTCGCCATCGAATACGCGCATGACGACACGTTCGACCGCGAGCTTCGGATCGAGCGGGTTGCAAACCCGTTTGCGGTCTTCGGCGATCCTGACAGCACGGCGGCCGACAGCTCGGATTGGAACGTCGCGTTCTGCGTCGACAGCATGTCCAAGAAGGAATTCGAGGCCCAGTACAAGGGCGCCGAGAAGGTCGACTGGGATTCCGAGGGCTATGCCGGGCTGGGCGAGCCGTGGCTGGAGGGCGACAACGTCCTGGTCGCCGAGTATTGGACCCGCGAGGAGGCCGACCGCGAGCTTGTGATGCTGTCGGACGGCCGGGTCATGGACCGCGACACATTCGCGAAGGGCGCCGATCTGGCGGAAGTCGAGGACGTCCAGATCGTCGACACGCGCACGACCAAGACGCACAAGGTCAAGATGTGCCTGCTGACTGGCGCGGAGGTTTTGGAAGAGCACGAATGGGGCGGGAAATACATCCCGATCATCCCCGTCTATGGCGATGAGATCAACTTGGAGGGCAAGCGGTACTTCCGCAGCCTGATTCACGACGCCAAAGACGCCCAGCAGATGTTCAACTACTGGCGCACGTCGGCTACCGAGCTTGTCGCGCTGGCTCCCAAGGCGCCTTGGGTTGGCAAGACGGGCGCGTTTGATACCGATCTGGCGAAATGGGATACGGCGAACACACAGAACCACAGTTTCCTGCAATACGATGGCGAGCAGTCGCCCCAGCGCCAGCCCTTCGCGGGTGTTCCTGCCGGGCATCTCCAAGAGGCCCTCAACGCCTCGGACGACATGAAAGCCATCATGGGCGTGTATGACGCCTCCCTTGGGGCGCGGTCTAATGAGACCAGCGGCCGGGCGATCATGGCCCGCCAGCGCGAAGGCGATGTATCGACGTTTCATTTCTTGGACAACCTCGCTCGCGGCATCAGGCAGGTTGGCCGGGTGCTGATCGACCTTATCCCCAAGGTCTACACGGGCGAGCGGATTGTCCGCTTGCTGGGCAACGACGGGTCGGTTGACCGCGTTCCGCTCGGCCAGCCGACGCCAATCAAGGGGCCGGACGGGCAGCCGAAGATGCAGCCCGTCCCCGATCCGATGACCGGACAGCAGCAGATGCAGCCGATAATGAAGGTGTTCGACCTGACGGCGGGCAAGTACGACCTGACTGTCGAGACCGGGCCGAGCTACACGACGCTCCGGCAGGAGGCGGCGCAGAGCATGGTCGAGATGGTCCAGGCGTTCCCGCCGCTGGCCCAAGTTGCCGGCGATCTGCTGTTCAAGAATCTCGACTGGCCCGGTGCCGATGAGATTGCCGAGCGGCTGAAGGCCATGAATCCCGCGGCCCAGGGTGAAAACCCGGAAATCGCGAAGATGAAGGCCGAGCTTCAGAAGCTCACGCAAGAGAACGCGCTGCTCAAGCAACAGGCCGCCGGCATGAAGGCCGATAAGCAGGTCGGCATGATGGGCGCCGAGACTGACCAGTTTGCAGCCCAGACGGACCGGTTGGAGGTTATCGCGGATGCGATGAAGCCGCCGCCGCAACCCCGTCCGATGCCTATGGCTGCCGGCCGCCGTTAGGCGGCTTTTTCATGACTGCCACCAACCCCTGAGGAGTGGAAATGGACGACGATACTGACGACGTGACCACGCCTGATACCGAAGCCGAAGGTGAGGACCAGGAAGTCACGGAGGCCGAGCCTGAAGAAGGCGAGGAAGAGGGCGAGGAAGAAGAGGCCCCGCCGGAGGAGCTGGACGAAATCGAGCACGAGGGGAAGAAGCATGCCATCCCCAAGGCGCTCAAGCCGCTCTTCATGATGCAGTCGGACTACACGAAGAAGACCCAGGAGGTCGCCGAAACGCGCCGGGAACTCGAAGCACGCCAGACGGCGTTCCAAGAGCAGGCCAAGGCACACGAGGCGTTCATCGGGGACTTCGCGAAGATCGAGGCGCTCAACCAGCGCATCGGTGATTTCGAGAAGGTCAACTGGCAGCAATTGAATGCGCAGGACCCTGTACGCGCGCAGGACTTGTGGTTCCAATTCAGCCAGTTGAAAGACCAGCGTACGGCGCTGTCCACCGGACTGCGCCAGAAGATCGACGAGCGCTCTCTGACACAGCAGCGTGAACATGCCAAGCGTGTTGAGGAAAGCCAAGCCGTTCTAAGGAAGGAAATCCCCAACTTCGGCCCCGAGCTGGTGAGCAAGCTCAGGGACTTCGGCATGACGCATGCCGGCCTCACTCAGAAAGAGGTCGACGCCGTGATCGATCCGCGTCACGTCAAGCTCCTGTACCTCGCCCATATCGGCCATGAGTTGGCAGAAAAGCAGCGCATGGCGATGGCCAAGCCCAAGCCCACGGAAGCAAAGCCCGTGCCGACCGTCCAAGCCAAAGGGAAGATGGATACGCGGCTCCGGGACGATCTTCCGGTGGACGAATGGGTGAAGCGCCGCGATGCGCAGGAGCGGCAAGTGCGCCGCTGAAACTCCCCCGTAGCCCCGTCGTGAGACGCGGCATGCCCTTAGAAGGATCATTTCCTCATGTCCAACACGATTCTGACTCCCACTGCGGTCACGCGCGAAGCGCTCCGCATCCTCCACCAGAAGCTTAACTTCATCGGCACCATCAACCGGCAGTACGACGACCAGTTCGCCAAGACGGGCGCGAAGATCGGCGAGACGCTGAAAATCCGCCTGCCCAACGAATACACGGTCCGCACCGGCCGGGCGATTGCCGTCCAGGACACGCCGGAGACGAGCGTCACGCTCACTGTGGCAACGCAGAAGGGCGTCGACATGAATTTCACGTCGGCGGAGCTTACCCTGTCGTTGCAGGACTTTTCGGACCGCATCCTGAAGCCGGCGATGACCGTCCTGGCGGCCAACATCGAATCCGACGCGCTCTCGATGTACAAGGACGTGTACAACGAGATTTCGGACGTGGGTGCCGCCATCTCGACCTCGGGCAGCCTCACATTCGTTCTCAGCGGTGCCAAGAAGCTGACCGACAACCTGACCCCGTCGTCGGACCGCACACTGCTCCTGAATACGACGGACAACGTCGCTCTCGTCGACGCGCTGAAGGGTCTCTTCAATGACCCGGCCAAGCTCTCCAAGAACTTCCGCGAGGGCATGGTCGCCAACAACTTCCTCGGCTACCAGAACGTGATGGAAACGACGCTCCTCGGTCTGCACACCACCGGTACCGACGACGGTACCGGCGACTATCTCACCGACGTTGCGGCCGGTGAGGCGGACGGCTCGGCGGGCGAACTCAACGTCGATACCGGCGCCGGCACATGGAAGAAGGGCGATATCTTCTACATCGCCGACTGCTACCGCGTGCATCCCGAAACCAAGGTGTCGACCGGCGTGCTCCAGAAGTTCGTCGTGACGGCCGATGCTACTCCGGGTGCGGGCGGCGGAAGCCTGTTCATCAGCCCGAACATCGTCACGTCGGGCGGGCGGCAGAACGTCACCGGGTTTGCCGATGGCAAGGCGCTGCACAAGAACGAGTCGGACGATACCACCGATATCGGGGCCTCGGCGGACTACAACATCTCGCTCGGCTACCACAAGGACGCCTTCGCGTTCGCGACGGCGGACCTGGAGATGCCGAAGGGGGTGGACTTCGCCTCGCGCCAGGTGCTGGACGGAATTTCCATGCGCATCGTGCGCGACTACAGCATCAACGACGACAGCTTCCCCTGCCGTATCGACGTGCTGTACGGCTACAAGACCGTCCGGGCGCAGCTCGCCTGCCGCTACGGCTTCAATTGAGGAGCATGAGACATGACGATCCGTTACCTCGCCGATCAGAATCCTGACGGCACCATCATCGGCACCACGTCGAGCGACAAGCTCGGCTTCTTCGGGCTCGCCACGCCCATTGCCCGTCCGACCATCACGTGGGTGACGACGGCGACGGCGACCACGGCGCTCAACGAGACGAAGATCAACCGTCTCTATGCCGCGCTGGAGAACTTGGGCCTGATCGCAACAGCCTGACCTGGAGGGCCGGCATTGAGTTCGCTTTTCTTCGATGCCGGCCCCAAGGCTTCGGGGCAGAAGGTTCTGCTTGCGACCACGGCTTACGACAATCCCGACGCTTCCTACACGTTCTCTATTGTCCGCAGCCGGGAGGAGCTGCACAAGGCGGGGATACCAACCTCATACATGTTGCTGAGCGGCAACTGCCACGTGGACGACGCCAGGAATACGGTTGTCCGGGACTTCCTGAAATCAGACTGCACCGATCTTGTGATGCTGGATGCGGATGTTTCGTGGGAGCCCGATCACCTGATCCAGCTCTGCCGGTATGAGCGGGACATCGTCGGCGGGGTCTATCCCTACCGCAGGGATGATGGCAACGACATGATGCCGTATCGCCCATTGCCGGGCCGGACCCTTCCGGAAGAGAACGGCCTGCTTGAAGTGGAAGGGCTGCCTACGGGCTTCCTGCGCATCCGCCGTCCTGTGTTGGAGATGATGGCGCAGAGCGCCGCACATTTCGCCAAGGATACCGACAATCCGGTGCCGCTGATTTTCGAGCGCGACATTTTCGGTGGCGGGAGACGGGGAGGGGACATCAATTTCTGCATGCGCTGGCGCGCGATGGGCGGGAGACTCTACGCCGCGACGGAGATGCGTCTAGGCCACTGCGGGAAGCATGTGGTCAAGGACAGCCTCGCGGCCACGCTCCGCCGGCAGTCCGGAACGACGTTGCGCTACGTCGCGGCCAAGGTGCGCGAGGGCACGGAAACCGTGGGGATGTACCAGGAAGCCATCAAGGCGGCCGGCAATCCCTGGTCTGTCGACGCCGACATGCTGGCCTTCACGGTCATGCTGGCGCGCAAGGCGACGGGGCCGATCATCGAGGCCGGATCGGGATTGACCACGATCATGATGGCGGCGGCAAACCCCGATCAGAAGGTGTGGTGCCTAGAGCACAACGAATTCTTTGCCGGTAGTTTGGAGACGATGGCTGGCCGGGCGGGGATCAGCAACATCGCCATCGTTCACTGCCCGATCAGAGACGGCTGGTATGACCTGTCGGAAGACATGGGAAGCCTGCCGGAGAGGTTCGCGGCCGGCCTTGTAGACGGTCCGCCGCGCATGTTCGGGAGCCGAATGAAATTCTTCGATGTTTTCGGCGACAGGGTGTCGGCGATCCTGGCCGACGATGCGGACGATACGGGATATGCGGCCAAGCTTTCGACATGGGCCGCCGATCACGACAGGACGATCCAGGTCGACAAGCGCTCGGCGCTGATTCTGAAGAGGACGGCATGACCAGCTTCGCGGACCTGAAGAGCAACATCGCCGACGATCTCAACCGCTCGGACCTGACGACGCAGATCAACCGGTACGTTCTCCGGGCGGTCGCGCACTACGCCAAGATGGACTTCTGGTTCAACGAGGCGCAGGCGACTGCCGCGACCGTTGCCGCTCAGGAATTCTACGCCCTGCCCACCGATTTCCAGGCGCCCAAGCGCATGCAGCTTTCCGATGGCACGACCAAGGAATGGCTGGTTCGGAGGGCCAATCAATGGATGGACGCGAATTTCGAGACGGCGACTCAGGGACGCCCGACCTATTGGGCTGTCCTGGCGAGCCAGTTCCGCCTGAGGGATATCCCGGACGCGGTCTACACGATGACCCTGACCTATCGGAAGGAATTGACGGCGCTCTCCGCCGATGCGGATACGAATGCCTGGACGGAAGATGCGGAGATGCTGATTCACCACCGGTCCGCTGCCTTGGTTGCGGCCTTTGTGATGCGTGACGAGCCGCGGGCCAATCTGCACCGCATGGCCGAGACGGACGAACTGCGGCAGCTGCGGCAGCAGAACACGGCCATCCTGTCGGCCGGCACGCTGGCGACGGAGATCGGCGTCTCGCGGCCGTTCGATATCACTTACGGATAACAGCTTCTCGGGATCAGCGAGGGCGAGGAGCGGGAATGGCGAAACAGGTGATCATTCTGGACATGCAAGGCGGCCGGGTGCGTTACGCGCTCTGGGCCACCGTCCCGGCTGGACGGGAAGCGTTTTATGCCCGCACTGGCGCCACATCGGCCTGGACCGGCGCCTCGCAGGCGGAGAATGACGCCATCGCTGCCGGCACCGTGACCGAGTTCATCGACGTGCTGGGGTCGAACGGCACTAATGCCCAGATCAGAGCCGCTCTTGAGGCGCGCTGGGCCGACTATCAGGCAGAGATCACGGCCCGCAATCTGTGGAGCCGCTATGGATCATTCTGGGATGGCGCATCCTGGACCGCCGCAGGAGCTAACTGATGGCAACCGGTGACACCAAGCTCGTCTATGGTTCCGCGACCGCTATGACGGTGACGAACCTGCACAGCCTCGCCTCGTCGGCGACGGCGGGCTGGCAGTCGGCCGTGGTCGACAACACGACCAACCTCTATGTTGACGCTCTGGTGCAGGTGGTTCTGGATTTCGCCAACACCGCCCCAGCGAACAGCAAGGCCGTGTTCGTCTATGCCTATGCGGGGCTGGAGACGACGTACACGAATCCGGCCAGCGGCTCGGAGGGGACGATCACACTCGTCGATATCACGGCCAACGCCCAGAACCTCCGGCTCATCGGCACAATTCCGTACACGACCGCTGACGAGGTCGCTGAAAGCGCGATCTTCTCTGTTGCCGCTGCCTTCGGTGGCGCGCTGCCGCCCAAGTGGGGCTTGGTCATCATCAACCACACTGGCGCCGCTCTCGCCGCATCCGGCAACACCGTCAAGTACACACCGGTCTATTACAACACCGCAGCCTGAGCCATGGGCCTCGTTCTCCCGCCTCGTCCACATCTGATCAAGCCGGGGGCGTTCAGGCTTAACCGCAACCACCCGCTGGCCGAAGGTCTTGGGATCACCATTCCGCTGTTCGAGGGAGCGGGAGCGCCAAAGGACTACAGTCCGTCTGGTGGCGAGAAAGCGCTGGCAACCGCTGCGGGCACACCGACTTGGGGTAACGGCCCGCTGGGGTTAGGGCGCCGCTATGCGGCAGCTGCGGATACTCTTGCCGAGGTCGGGCCAAACATAAAGATAGCGTCCACGCCGCACACAGTAGTCATGTGGCTGAGCCTGGATAATGTTGCCACTGCGCGCTCAATCTACAATCTGTCAGCGCTTGCAGATTTTTCTAATCCAGCAGAACTAATCTCAGTCAGTAACGTTACCAGCGGGCGGTTGTCTTTCTTTACTCCAGGCGCCTATGCCACGTCAGGCGTCCCTCTGGCGAATGGGAAGGTTTTTTGCGCTGCCCGTGTGTGGGACGCCACAAACAATTGGCAGTTCTACCAGGACGGTGTTCGAGTCGGGACAAGCGCAGACACAAACACCGCCACCGCAACGGGCGCTAACTTGTATCTCGGCACCGGCTTTTCCGGGAGCATGACTGGAAATTACATCCAGTTCCTGTCGTGGCCGAGACGCGCGCTTACGCCTTCTGAAATATGGCTGTTGGCCGAGCAGCCGTTCGCGCTGTGGGAGCCGCTGCCAAGCCGCACCATCGTCAGCGTGCCGGCTGCCGCCCCTGGCGGCGATGACTTTCTGATGCAGGGTCTCCACCCGATAACCGCCGGCCTCGCGGGTCTGTCCCGCGGCCTCTCCGGCATTGAGCATGGGATAGCGTGATGCGTATTCCGAGCGGCGTAGTTGACCAATATGTGTACTTTGTCGGGGTCGACGCGACGGACCTGAAGACGCGCGAGACCGGTCTCACCACGTTCACGGTCTACCGCTCCCGCAACGGCGGCGCCGCCGCAGCCATGACCACGCCGACGATCAACGAGACCGACGCCACCAACATGCCCGGCGTCTACGAGCTGCTGCTCGACGAGGACATGACGATAGACGCCGGCGACGACAGCCAGGAGATGGTGTTCCACATCACGCATGCGGGCATGGCGCCAGTGACGCGCACGATTGAGCTGTACCGGCCGAAGATCACAGCCGGTGAGACGTTGACGGTGGCGAGCGGGCTTGCGGAGATCACGGCAGCGCAGATCGACCAGATTGTCGACGAAGTGTGGGACGAAGACGCAACCGGGCATCAGACATCGGGTACGTTCGGGCAGACGGTGGGTGATTCGGCGGGCGGCGATTCAATCCGCACTTTGGCAAACGGCGTCAACACGACGCTCAACCTTGTGCATGGCCTTATCGACGCCGATACGGCGCAGGCAGGAGCGGCTGGAACAATAACCCTTCAGTCTGGCTCTTCTGCCGACGATGATTTCTACAATAACACGCTGATATGGATTAGCGGCGGCACCGGTGCGAATCAGGCGCGGTTCATCAGCGACTATGTCGGATCGACCAAGGTTGCCACGGTCAATGGCAATTGGGTCGTGACGCCGGACGTCACCAGCACGTACAGCATCTTTGCCTTTGGCGCGCTTCCTGGCGCATCGGCGCCGACCGCTGGCGAAGTCGCGGATGCCGTCTGGGATGAACTGCAATCTGGCCACGTCGGCGCCGGCACCTTCGGTGAGATTGCCACGGAGGTTGCTTCCATCCTGGTCGATACCGCCGAGATCGGCACGGCTGGCGCGGGGCTGACGAACATCAACCTGCCCAATCAGACCATGGACATCGTCGGCAGCATCACCGGCAATCTCTCCGGCTCTGTCGGCAGCGTCACGGGCGCGGTGGGGTCTGTCACGGGCAATGTTGGCGGAACCATCAACGGTCTGACCGCGACCGCTCTTGCCGACTTCTTCGATACCGACAGTGGCACGACTTACGCGTCCGCCGTTGCCGGTTCCGTGGTCAAGGAGATCGCCGACAACGCTGGCGGTTCCGCGCTCACCGAGGCTGGCATTGCTGACGCTGTTTGGGATGAAGTTCTGTCCGGGCATGCTGGGGCGGGCTCGACAGGCGAAGCCTTGGCGGCGGCGGGCACGGCCGGCGATCCGTGGATCACGGCGCTTCCAGGCGCCTACGGGGCGGGCACGGCCGGCAAGATTATCGGCGACAACATCAACGCCACGATCAGCAGCCGGGCAACGCAGACCAGCGTTGATACCGTGGACGGCATTATCGACTCGATCCTGGTCGATACGGCAGAGATTGGGACTGCCGGCGCGGGCCTGACCGCTTTGGCAACGCAGGCAAGCGTCAACACGATCGACGACTTCCTCGACACGGAAGTTGCGGCCATCCTGGCGGCGGTCGACACCGAGGTCGCGGCGATCCTGGCCGATACGAACGAGCTACAGACCGATTGGGCCAATGGCGGGCGCCTCGACCTCATCCTTGATGCTAGGGCCTCGCAGGCCAGTGTGGACACCGTGGATGGCATCGTGGACGCGATCGTCATTGACACGGCGGAGATTGGCATGGCGGGAGCCGGGCTCACGGCACTCGCGACACAAGCCAGCGTCGATACGGTTGATGCCAATGTCGACAGCATCCTCGCTGACACTGGGACTGATGGCGTTGTCGTCGCTGCCGCATCCAAGACCGGCTACACCTTGTCGGCGACAGGCTCGGCTGCCCTTACGGAGGGCTATGCAACGGATGGCGCCACGGCGACGATGGCAGAACTTCTCTACATGATCTGGGCGATGCTTGCGGAGAAGTCGGTTGCCAGCACCACGCTCACGGCCAAGAAACTCGACGGCAGTACGAGCGCGATGACGTTCACCCTAAACGATGCGACCACTCCGACCTCGATCACCAGGGCGACATGAGCGGCGACCTCATCACATTCGGCGTCGGGCCGCAGGGCAGCGTTACGCGCCTGCTGACGTTCGGCTTGGAGATCGGCGAGGAGTCAGATCAAGTCTGGACCCCGGTCACGGCAGAGGGCGGCTCTTGGACCCCCGTCACGCCTGAAAGCACGGTGTGGACGTGATTGAATTCGGTGAATGGCTCCCGGACCTTCACGATTTCCAGAATCCCGGCGCGACCGAGGCGAAGAACGTCATCCCGGATTTCAATAGCTACCGGCCGATGCCATGGCTGTCTGCTGTGGATAATTCGGCACCGGCAGCGGACGCTCAGTATGGTTTCTATTCTCCAGGAGCAAGTGATTTTATTTATTCAGGCAGCCCCACGCACTTGTATCGTTATCAAATCAACGGCGATGAGCCGGCAGCTTGGACCGATGTAAGCCGGACGACCGGCGGAGCTTATACAAATGTGACGTGGCGGTTTGCCAAATTTGGAAATTTTGTAATCGCCAACAATGACGCTGACGTGCCGCAGGCTTTCGAGGAGGGCACTGATACAGATTTTAGTGCTTTGGCCGGGAGTCCGCCGACGGCCAAATACGTCACGACTATCCGCGACTTTGTTTTCATGGCGGGTGTCTCCGCAAACCGCAACCGCGTCTATTGGTCGGCAATCAACGACGCAGAGGACTGGACACCCTCGTCCACTACACAAAGCGATACGCAGGATATTCCTGACGGCGGCGGTGTTAGCGGGCTTGCCGGCGGCGACAGGGGGCTGGTTTTCCAGAAGAATCAAATCTGGCGGGTGTCTTATGTTGGCTCGCCGCTGATTTTTCAGTTCGACAAGGTCACGACCAATGTCGGCCTGGGAGCGTCCGGCAACGACAGGTCAATAGCTCAATTCGAGAATCTGACGTTTTTCTATTCGGATGCGGGTTTCATGATGCTGGTAGACGGCACCCAGCTCGTGCCAATCGGAGCGGGGAAAGTCGATAGATATTTTACCGACATCTTGGGGACTTTTGGCGCGAGCGGCTTGATCTACAGTGCCGCTGTCGACCCGTTGAGAAAGCTCTACATGGTGCAGCACGCGGCAGAACCATTGAGCGACACCAGCATTGAATACCGGCTTTTGATGTATCACTGGCCGTCGCAGCGCTGGTCCTATGTCCTGGACGCGAATGGCGACCTGAGCTTTGACGGAAGTTTGTTTACCTGTTCGGCCGGGTATGCTTCAAGCACCGGCGCGTTTCAGCGACGTCCCATCCAAGTGGGCGCTATAGGCGCGGACGGCCGGCATAAGATGTTCGTCGGCTCCAATCTTGCGGCCACGCTGGAAACCACCGAGGCCCAGATTTTCCCCGGTCGCCGGGCGTTCGTGCAGGGTGTGCGTCCGATCATAGACGGTGGCGACGACGCGGACATTACCGTTGCTGTCGCTGCCCGGTCGGCCCCTAACGATACCGTGACGTTCGCAACGGCCGTGGCGATGAACGGCAGCGGCCTTTCGCCGCAGCGGTCATCCGGCCGGTTCCACCGAGCGCGCATCAGCATCGCGGCCGGTAAAACCTGGGCACATGCGCAAGGTGTCGACGTTGACGCTGTATCCGAGGGCCAGCGGTGAGCCACGCTTTCATCCGCCCGACTATTCCCTCAACCGGTGTTGCGGCCGTCGACACGGCGATTCGCATCATGCTCGATTGGATCATGCGAGGCATCATGCAGGGGCACATGAACACCGATCTTGAAGTGACGTTGACGGCCAATGCGGCGACGACGGTCATTACCGACCCGCGACTGTCGATCCATACGGTGATCCTGTTCTGCCCGTTGACCGCAAATGCCGCTGCTGAGATCGGGGCGGGGACGCTTTACGTGAGTGCTAGGGACAGCGAGACGGCAACGCTGACACATGCGAACAACGCTGAAACGGACAGGGATTTCGTCCTGTCATTGGTAGGCTAGAAATGGACATGCCGGCCCGTACCGACCGCACGCTGATCGTGCCCTTGCTGCTCCCGCATTTCCCGGAGCTTGAGGGTATGTCGTCCGGACAGGTCGCGATCTTCCTGGATACCAAGACCGGATTGACCACGCCTGATGGGCTACCGAACAGCTCGGCTTTCGACCGTTGGCGCAAGGCGCTGGCCGCACAAGGGTATCAAGGGGTTTGGAAGCATGCCTAGTCCGTTTGAGCTTTTCTCCCAGCGCTTCGGCGGCCAGCAGCTCGGCGCCTATAACCCATTCCAGGCTGCGCCGCAGTACCAGAGCCCGTACACCCCCGGCGCGTTCGGGCAGCCCGGCGCTGGCGCGGGTGCAGCGCCGCAAACCCCCGCCCCCGGTGGCGTGCTGGCGCCGGGCCAGGGCGGCGGCGGGGTGCTTCAGGGCGGTCAGATCAACGACCCCGGCGGGAACAATGACAATCCCGGCGGGCTCGGCCAGGGCAATCCGGGTTACGCGCCGGGCTATTCGGATACGGCCGCCTTGATCGGGGCTGGTCTTGGGGCGCTCATCCCCGGTGCGGGATCGCTGGTCACGGCGGGCAATGCTCTTTCCGGTGTCCAGGCGGCCAATCAGCAGGCCGACATGATGTCCAAGATCACCGGTCAGCCGATCAACCTCAGCACGGGCGATCTACTGAGCGCCGGTACCGGTGGCTTCCTCGGGGACAGCCCCTATGCCGGGGGGCTCGGCGGCTACGGCGAACTCGGGGTCGGCGGCTATACCGGGATGCAGAACATGATGGACCCCGGTGTGATGGGTGCGGCCAGGGCTCAGGCGGCCAGCCTGGTGAACGAATTCAACCCGGCCGGGGCTATCGGCCCGGCCACCGGTGGCGTGCTCTCAGGCCCCGCTCCGGGCACGCCTACGGCCACTGGCGGCGTTCTTGCCACCACGCCCTCTACCCCTGGCATGGCGGTTCCCACGGCCCCAGCGGGCGCCCTGGCGGCTCCTGCCCCGGCTTCGGCCGCTTCTATCGAGAAGGCCAAGATTGCCTTGGCACAGAGCATGGGGGTGAACGTCACCAGCTCCTCGCAAATCCCGGCTAGTTCCTCGCTCGGCAAGATGATGGCTCAGGTCGATAAGTCCATGCAGGCGGGCGCAAGTTCCTCCGAGGCTAGGGCCGCCGCCCAAGCCGGGGGGCTCGCCAAGGGCTATGGGGTCGGGAATGCGACGACGGGGACAAGTCCGAGCAAATCTGGCTCAGCTGCCGCAGGACAGTCTGCTAAGGCCGGCGCTGGCAAGGGCGGTGGGTACGAGGGCGGTGGGAAGGAAAAGGGCGGCGGGAAGAGCAGTGGCGGCGGCTCGGCCGGTGCCGGGCCGAAGGGCACGGGCAGCAAGGGCGGGAAGAAGTGAAATCACAGTCCGTTTCACGTGAAACAATGGACTGTCTGCCTGTCCTGATCGGCGTCAAATCCGACCGGATCGAGGCCGTCTGGCCGGAGATCGAGGGGCTTGTGGCCTTGGGCCTGGAATACTGCTCCGGCACGCATTGGCCCGAGGACGTGAAGGCAGCGTTAATCGAGCGGCGGATGCAGCTTCATGTGGCCCAGAGCGACCGGATCGAGGCCATCTGCATCACTCAGATTGCCAAATATCCCCGCCGGTTGCTGTGCAACCTGTTCCTTCTGGCCGGCGAGGGCATGGACCGGTGGTTCAACTACCTGCCCGTCCTGATGGCATGGGCTCGGTCCGAAGGCTGCGACGGGCTTGAGGTCCGCCACGGTCGGCAGGGCTGGGCCAAGGTGCTCGGCCCCGAGTGGTCAACTGCTGTTATCCTGAGGAGAGACCTATGAGCGGCGGCGGCGGTTCTGACACGGTCGTCCAGCGGAACGACCCCCCGGAGTATGCCCAGCCCTATATCCAGTACGGGCTCGGCGAGGCGCAAAACCAGTACCAGACGGGCGGCCCGTCGTTCTATCCCGGTTCGACCTTGGCCCCCCAGAGCCCGGAGACGCAGGCCGGGATCGGCGCGCTCGCCAGCAGGGGCATGACCGGCAACCCGCTTGTGCAGGGAGCGCAGCAGCAGCAGCAGGGCACCGTTGGCGGGCAGTACCTCAACGCCAATCCTGCCAATCCGTACTTTTCCCAGGCGGCCCAGGGGGGCTATGTCAACCCAGCCTTGGGGATGCTGCAATCCACTGCGCAGGGAGATTTCATCGGCGCTAACCCCTACCTGGATGCATCGTTCAATCAGGCCGCCGGCAACATCCGGTCGAATGTCGATAGCCTGTTTTCAGGCGCCGGCCGGTATGGGTCTGGCGCCCATCAGGACACGTTCCAGCAGGGCTTGAACCAGCTCGCTACGGGAATGTACGGCGGGGCCTATAACCAGGAGCGAGCCAATCAGCTTAACGCTCAGCAGGCTATCGGCGGCCTCAGTCAGCAAGACGTGGCGAACCGTCTAGCCGGGGCAGGCGCCCTCGCGGGAACCTACGGACAGGAGCGGGGCATCCAGGAAGCGGCGGCCGGCAACGCTCCCAGCCTGGCCGCGACCGACTATCAGGACATCGCCGCCGTGGGACAGGCCGGCCAGATGCGTGACCAGTACGGGCAGGCTCAGATCAACGCCGACCGCGAGCGGTTCGACTTTGCCCAGCAGAGTCCGCAGGACCAGCTCGCCCGGTACATGGCGCTCATCTCCGGCGGGACGGTTGGCGGGACCAGCACGTCGACACAGCCGAGCCAGAACAACCTGCTTGCCCAGCTCGGCGGGCTCGGCCTCGGGATCGGCGGACTCGGCTTGGCCGGCGGCTGGTGGTAGGAGGCAGACATGGCATTCGGCGTTCTCTCCAATCCCGCTACCGATCCCCGCCGGCAGGCATTCGGCCAGGGCGTTCTCAGCTTAGGCTCGGCCCTGATGCAGGGCGGGCAGGGGGGTGTGCTGTCCAGCCTCGGGCGCGGTCTCGGGGCGTTCCAGCAGGGCCAGCAGGGCGCGCTCAATCAGCAGCGGCAGGACCAGCTCTATGACCTTCAGCTCCGGGGGCTGGAGCGCGACGAGCGAAAGGCTGCGCTTACCGAAGAGCAGCGCGACAAGATGGCGGACGCGGTTGAGAAGTACCTGCAAACCAACCAGCTCCCGCCGGAGGTCGACAGCATCGTGCGGACCCGCTACGCAGGCGGCGATGTTGATGGCGCGCTTACTGCGGCCAGCGATTACGTCATGAAGCAAATGGAAGGCGGCGGTGCGCAGTCCGGGGCCGGTAAGCTTCGGGCCGATCTTGAGGCGGGCCGCATCACGCAAGCCGAGTACGACGCCCTGCTGAAGAAGGATACCTATATTGCGCCGCAGCAGCCCCCGGCCCCGCGCGCGCCGATCCAAGTCTATGACCCGAATACCAAGACGATGGTCTGGCGTGATCCTAGCGAAGCTCTCGGCATGCCGTCGAAAGCGCCGGGCGAAGATGGCGGCGGCGAGGCAGGTTTCAAGAATGAGAATACGTTGCGGGATGAGTTTATCGCGCATACCAAGCCGGTACGCGAGGCGCAGGTTGGCCTCAACAAGGTCCGCTCGGCTGCAACGCTCAACACGGGTGCTGGTGACGTGGCCCTGGTCTTCGGCTTCATGAAGACCATTGATCCCAGTTCAACGGTGCGAGAAGGCGAGTTTGCGACGGCCGAGCAGACGGCCGGCGTTCCTGCCCAGATCACGGCGACATACAACAATATTCTGAGAGGCGTGCGGTTGACGCCCGAGCAGCGGCAGCAGTTCGTACAAGCGGCTGAACAGCAATACGCCGTCTATCAGAACCAGTATGATTCGATGGTGCAGAGCTACAGCGACATTGCCAAGAAGTACATGATCGACCCCAGCAAGATCATCGTGCCCTTGGCAAGCGGCGGTGTCAGCGCGGGCGATCCGACAACCGATCCCAACTATGACCCGCTCGGTATCCTCGGAGGCTCCAGTGCCAAATGAGGCCCTGACCAAGCTCATCGCCCTGAAGAATTCCCGGCCTGAATATCAGGCGATGCAGGATCGTGACTTCATCGATGCCTACTATGAGAAGAACTACAAGGGCAAGGTAGATCGTGCCGGGTTCTTCAAGGGCCTTGGCATTGATACGCCGGGCTATCTGAAGAGCTTGGCCGGCGCCGTCGAACAGGGCGTTACGTTCGGTTTCGCCGATGAGGTTGGCGCGGCCGGCGGCGCAACTGGTGCAGCGCTGAGAAACATGCTCTCGGGTGAGGCGCCGCAGATGGGCGAGGCTTACGATCGCATCCTGTCTGAGAAGCGCTCAGACCTGAAGGCGTTTCAAGAGCAGGCGCCGATAGCCTCCACCCTCGCTGAGTTTACGGGCGGCTTCGCTACCGCTCCCGCCAAGCTCGCAACGTCGCTGGTCAAGCAGACGCTCCCGCAGACGATAAAGACCGGCGCCGCGACGGGCGCGGGCTACGGCGGTCTGGCCGGTATTGGTCATGCTGAAGGCGGGGCCGCGGAGCGCGTTGAAGGTGGCTTGTTCGGTGCCGGGGCGGGTGGCGCGCTTGGCGCCCTCTTGCCCATCGCTATCGTTGCGGCTGGCAAGGTCGGCGGCAAGGTGGCTGATTTTGCTGGGCTCAGGAACGTCGAGGAGTCCGCGAAAAACCAAATCCTGCGAGCGATGGAGCGTGACAACATCACGCCAGAAGACGCGCTGGTGCGCTACAACAACTGGCGTATGCGCGGTGCGAAGCCGGAGGCCCTGTTTGAGCTTGGTGGCGAGAACCTGAAGGGGCTTGCGAGAGCCGCGTATAGCATTCCCTCTGCGGCGAGGCAGGAAGCGACAGAGCTGTTGCGCACGCGGCAGGAAGGTCCGCAGATAGACGTGGGCGGCGTGCCCGTACGCATGGGCGGCGGACAATCGACACGGGTTGCGGCGGACCTGAAAACCGCTCTCGGACAGACCGGCGAGGAACTCTACCCGACGATGCAGGCTATCATTACCAAGCGGGCGCAAGACGCGGCGCCGCTGTACGATGAAGCGTATCTGTCAGTCAACGTCACAAACGAAACCCTGGACGCGCTGATTAAGCGGCCTTCCATGAAGGCAGCCCTTGCGCGGGCCTACCGTATCGCCGCTGAAGAGGGGCGCGATCCCGCCGACCTTGGCATTAGCTGGGATCAGTTGACCGGCGAGGCGAACTTGGTCAAGACTCCTTCAATGCAGACATGGGATTACGTCAAGCGCGGCCTGGATGACGTGATCGAGCAATACCGCGACCCCGTGACGGGCCGGCTGCGGCTGGATGAATCCGGCCGGGCAATCGACGCCACGCGCACTGCAATGAGAAATGAACTGCGGCAACTGGTCCCGGTCTACGGCAAGGCGCTCGACGCCTATTCCGGCCCCAGCCAGTCGCTCGACGCGATGGCGTTTGGCCGAAACATCTTCAGCCCGGATGCCGAGCTGTCGACCGCCCGTGTTGCCGGCATGTCGGATGCGGACAAGGATTTCTTCCGTCTCGGCGTGGTCCGGGCCATTCAGGACAGGATCGACTCTGCACCGGACGGCGCGGACGTGGTGAAGCGGTTTTTCAACAAGGAGGCATTCCGCGACAAGGTGAAGGCAGCCTTTCCGAATGCAGCCAGCTTCAATCAATTCCTGATGAGCATCGGCCGCGAGCAACAGATGTACTCGGCGGCTCAATTCGTGCGAGGCGGGTCGCCTACGGCGCGGATCGAGGCGGAGAAGGCTGATATGTCGACCGATCCGAGCATGTTGGGCGCGCTCATGACGGGCGATCTTCGCGGCGCGGGGGGGCAACTTGCAAACACGATTCTGCGCCGCTCTCAGGGCATGACATCGGCAACGGCGGACGAGCTGGCGCCCATGCTGTTCTCGGCCGATCCAAACGTCGTGCGGCTGACCCTGGCGAATCTGATTGCCCAAAGCGCTGGCAGCAGCACATCGGGGGCTATGCGCGGGCTCCTGGCCGGAGGAATTACCCGTCCGGCAGCGCTGTTGACCGGCGGCGTTCTGGCTCCTCGGGAGTGAGGATGCCGAGCGGATCGTACTCGGCCATCGGACATTCCGCCGCATCGTTCGGCGCGAACAGGCAGAGCGGGTCGCGGTCTATCGTCCAACGCATCGGCTTGCAGAGCGCCTTGGGCGCGGTATGCCGACACCAGGGGTCGCCCGCATGTTCATAGGCTACGGCCGGCAACAGGATGCGGTTATAGACGACAACTGATGGTGCGACGGATAGGGCGACAAAAAGCAGGGCGAGCGACCATCGCATGTCTGGCAGTCTACCCCTTCGGCCCCTGCGGTGCTATCGCTTGCCCAACCGACGCGGGCTCGATATGGGGCGCGGCAACGGCCTGCGGGTCCTTGGCCGGGCAGGCCAGGACGGGTGCGGCGAGCATGAAAATCGCCATAGCTATAAGGTATTTCATCTAGTCCTCCGGTTGAGAGGCGCCTACAATTCAGGCCAAAGACGGGACGGCGGAGTGGGATCAGCACCCCGCCGTCCCTGGCCACCCGCAATCCTGAGTCAGAGGATACGCGAATGGTTGCACGAACGATAGCCGCGGCGCTCGCCGTCTGGCTTGTTAACTTTCCGTTAGATTTGCGGGCTGCAGAACAGGCCTGTAACCCGACCCGGGCGCAAATCATCTCCCGTCTCGCCGCCATAGCCGATGAATCCCTGGCCTTCCGAGGGGTCAACAACCGCGGCCAGATGGTCGAGGTTCTGACCGGCCCGGACGGAACGTGGTCGGTCGTGGTGACGATCCCCGGCGGGTGCTCGGTCATGACGAGCTGGGGCACGGCCTGGCAGCCGGTTCTCCCGCCACCCGTGGGTGACCCGTCGTGAGGTCCGATCTGGACGAACGCGACGAGCGGATCGCCCGGCGGGCCGAGGAGCTGGTTTTCCAGCGGGTTTACGCTGAGATCGGGCGGTCTGTCGTCAAGCGGGTGTTCTGGCTGGCCCTGATGGTCCTGGGGGGGCTTCTCAGCGTTTGGGGATACTTCGGCTTCCCCGGCAAAGGAGGCTCGCCATGAGCCACCGTGCGCGTTCTGGCGGGCCTTCTGCTCTGGCCGCTCCGGCTGATTACCGGCGCCATGTGGTGGTACGATGAGCGCCGTCGTATTCGTGCCCGGAGACGGCCGGCTGCTATGGAACGGCCTCGTGGCGAGGCTGACGCCTCAGGAATGTCAGATACTCGGCGTCCTGCGGCAGGGCGGGGAGCACTTCATGCCGCTGGAGCGCATCGGCAGTGCCATCTGGCCCGGCCAGTTTCCGCAAGACCTGAAGAACTCAATCGCCGTGCCGGTGTGCAACATGCGGCGCAAGATCGTGGGCTGGCCGGTAACGATTGAGAACCAATGGGGCTACGGCTACCGGTTGATGGGGAAGCTGGAGATCGGGTGAGGGGCCGCCCTGCCTGAGCGGCCCGGTGGTCACTCGCCGCGGGCGCCTCGGCTGCCGGTATTGGCATTGGCACCCTTTGCTCCCCGCGCATCCGTATTGTCCCTGCCTACCGGCTGATTGAAGGCGTGGCCGCCCTCCGCACCTTTAGGCCCGGTCCCGAGCAGGACATCCTGGGTAAAGCCGTATGGGGTCTGGTTGCCGCTTGCCTTGGATTCCCTGGCATTGATCCGACTCTCGCGATCCTGGGAACCGCCGGGCTCGGCCGCAGCAGGCAGGGCCAGGAAGACGGCAAACAGCACGGCGAAGAGGTAGAGCATCATTCCCCCCTGTCACCACGGCTGGATGGAGATGGCGCATTGCCCTTGCGCCCCTTCTGGCTTGCGGACCGTGGGGACGGAGACTGCTTGCGACCGTCCACATAGTTGTAGCCCGGCACGAGCTGGATAGCCCCGGAGCTGGCAACCTGCGTCTTGCCCGAGATGGCTTGGTGACGCTCAATCTGGAGATCGTCCTTTGCCATTCTCAGGGCTCGCCGACGCCGGGCACAGCATGGATCAGCTCGCTTGCCATGCTGACCGCCTGGGCCTCCAGCTCGGAAGCGCTGGCGTAGCGATCCGCAGCGATGAGAAGCCGGAGAATCTCGGCCTTGGCCTGGAGCTGGGCGACGTAGCAGGTGGCATCTTCTGCGGTCATGTCTGATCCCCATGGAATGGTTTCGGTGGGGAGAACATAGCAGAAACACGGGGCGCCGTCTAGAATATGGCAGGAGGCCGGACCAGTGCCCGAGACGACAGAGAACCGTCGCGCGATCGAGTTGGCGAGCCGGGCGCACCTGCTGGCAGAGAA